TACTTCGACACTTCAACAAACAAGAGAGTATTAAAACTTGACAACAATTAATAAATCAATTCTAAATAAGAACAACTTTAGATTACTAATAGACAAGATACCAACAGTTGAATACTATGTTCAATCTGTTAATATACCTGGTATTACATTCAATGAACTTAGACAAGGTGCTGGTGTTGGACTAGATGCATATTTTCCAGGTGATAAAATTGAATTTGGTAAACTAACTGTTAAGTTCTTAGTAGATGAAGATTTAGAAAACTTCAAAGAAGTTTATGATTGGATGAATGCAATAATACCTATTAGTGACCCTTCAGATTTTGCAAACTACACACAAACCACAAAGACTAAAACTGGTTTAACAAGTGGTATTGATAATGATTTGAATCAGTATTCTGATATTACATTGGTCACAAATACAAATAAGAACATACCAAATAAGTTCTTTAGATTTCATGACTGTTTTCCTACATCATTAGGAGAACTAGAACTGATATCTGGTGCAGAAAATGACCCTGTGACATGTCAAGTAGAGTTTATATTCTCTTACTATGACATTCAAACCACTTCTTAAAACCCCTTATAAATACTAGTATATTATGATATAATGGAGTCATATGACTTTAGATGAAATTAAATTGATGTGGAAAGAAGACTGTGTTGTCGATGATATAGAACTCGACAAATCAAGTCTTGATGTTCCTAGACTACATGCTAAGTATTCAGAACTACTTTCTGATACTCTGGTTAAACTCAAACAAAAACAATTTCAATACAATCTTCTCATTAAAGATAAGTGGTTGTGGTTCAATGGTAAACTTGATAAAGAAACTATTGATAAACATGGTTGGCAAGATGACCCATTTGATGGCATGAAAGTAATGAAAGCAGATATGCATTACTTCTTTAATTCAGATGAAGACTTAACTAAACTCAAAGCACAAGAAGAACTATTAAAAATACAAATGGACTTTCTCAAAGAATGTATGCAGAACATTACTTGGAGACACCAAACGATTAAGAACACAATCGATTGGAGAAAATTTATGGCAGGACAATAATGTTATACGAAAACTATCTTTATGGATTACCAGGATTCTTTACAGAAGAAGAGTGTGATACGATAATTCGAATTGCTGATACAGTAGAAACAAAAGAGGGTGCTGTAGGTGAGGGAAATAAAGATAATAAAGATGGACATATTACCGATGAGATACGAAGTTCTTTAATAAATTGGATAGGTCCACAACAATTACCAATTGAAATTGAACAGAAGATTGATGATGCTATGAACATGGCCTTAAAAGATACTGGTTGGGGTTATCATATAGACTATAGACAACAGTATCAATTCACAACTTATAACGCACCTGATATAAATCAAAAGAAAGTAGGTGATTTCTACACTTGGCATACAGATGCAGGTCATCAATTAGATGAAAGAGGTCAGTTAAGAAAACTAAGTTTTACATTACAATTATCCAGTCCAGAAGACTATGAAGGTGGTTATTTTCAATGGTTAGAAACAGTAAGATGTTTTGATGGAATGAGAGATAATGCAACTGTAGATATGACCAATGGTATAAAAACTTTACCATATTCGGTTAAAGATAGAGGTTCAATCTTCTTTTTTCCTTCATTCGTACACCATCAAGTCACTCCTGTGACAAGAGGAACAAGAAAATCTTTTGTTGGTTGGTGTGTCGGAAATCAATATGTCTAACATAGTCAAAGTATCAAAGATTGATGAGGTCTTTTTAAAGGTTCATTGTGATGATGGACTTGCAAGAGACTTATTTGATTTCTTTTCTTTTACAGTTCCAAATGCAAAGTTCATGCCTTCATACCGAAATAAATTTTGGGATGGAAAGGTAAGACTATTCTCTATTAAAACACATAAGATTTACATTGGTTTATTACCTTACATTGATGAGTTCTGTAAAGAAAGAGGTTTTGAATTTGAAGGTGTAGAAGAAGTTTTAGGTATAAAAGAGAGAGAACCTGAATTAGATGAGTTTGTCAAGTCACTTGACTTACCATTTGAACCTCGTGGATATCAATTAGAGGCATTAAAATCCAGTCTTCAGTATGGAAGACAACTATTATTATCTCCTACTGCATCTGGTAAATCATTAATCATATACATGTTAGCAAGATACTATAATAAAAAAACAATTATTATTGTACCAACCACATCACTTGTTGAACAAATGACAAAAGACTTTATAGATTATGGTTATAAAGATAAAGTCTGTAAGATATATCATGGTCAAGAAGTATTTGATGCCCCTATAACAGTCACTACATGGCAATCATTCGCAAAAGCTCCTAAGGAGGTGTTAGAGTCTTTTGATGTTGTTGTTGGTGACGAGGCACATCTATTCAAGGCACAAACACTTAAAGGTATCTTAGAGAAAATGAAGACTACTGCAATTAGAATAGGTACAACAGGTACATTAGACGGTACAGAGGTTCATAGATTGCAATTAGAAGGTCTTTTTGGTCCTGTTAAAAAGGTTATATCGTCTGCAGAGTTAATAGAAGAGGGTACGATTGCAAGTATTGATATACAATGTATCATACTTCGTCATACTAAACAGAAAAAAATGTCATACCAAGATGAAATGGATTACATCGTATCACATCAAGGTAGAAATCAATTCATAACCAATCTAGTAGGTTCCCTTAGAGGAAACACTCTGGTACTGTTTCAATACATAGAGAAACATGGTCAACCACTATGGGAGTTATTCAATCCTATGGTCAGTAGAATGAAAGGTACACTACATTATGTACATGGTGCAACTGATACAGAAGATAGAGAGTCAGTCAGAGAGATTGTTGAGAACTCTAAAAAGAAAAATAATGTCATACTAGCATCATACGGAACCTTCTCAACTGGTGTTAACATAAAGAAAATTGATAATGTGGTCTTTGCATCTCCTTCAAAATCAAGAATTAGAAACCTACAATCTATTGGTAGAGGTCTTCGTAAGACAGATGGTAAAGATTCTATGAGACTATTTGATATATCAGACGACCTACAATGTGAAAATCATACATTAAATCACTTGAAAGAAAGGATAAATATCTATAACGAAGAGAGTTTTCCTTACACAATACAACAATTTGATTTAAAATAATGACATCACCCTCAGATTTAGTCCCACAAAAATACGAAGTTCTAAAATTAAGAAACGGCCTTGAAGTAGTAGGAATGACAAGAGATACCGCAGTAGGTATTGAAGTCACACTACCTATGGTTTGCAAATTAAATGCAGGTCAAACACCTGTTGAAACACTTGCAACATTTTATCCATATGCACCTTTAACATCAGACACATCAGTTGTAGTTCCTATAGACCACATTCTTCATAGAAATGTAATGAACCAACAATACATTCCTTTTTATGATGAGGCATCTTCTCAATGGTTAGAGATGTTAGAGAACAATTCAATACCATTAATCAATGGTACAACAAAACGAAAATATATAGACAAGATTTTACAGAATCTTATTAATGAAGTTTCAGAAGAAACAATGATGGAATATGAAGACTTCGAATTCGAAGAAGCATTACCACCTGTAGATAAAAAGAAACTACATTAGGTTTTATTTCCGTCTAAATAAGTGCGTATAATCGGTGTCTATATACCATTATACACCATTTTTATAACATAACTTTTAGGAAAACCATGACCACAGCAACTTTATTTGCGAAGAGCATGGTGCGAAAAGCTAGAGAAGTCAACCATGACCTTCGTCCTCAAAAACGAAAGTTAGTTGACACTATCGAATTTCTAGTGCTGATGACTCTTCCTTTCTTACTACCATTCATCATAATGTTTTACGCATCATCTATGAGAATGATATAATGAAACATAAACTCAGAGATACTTTGGAGATAACCACACTTGTGGCTGTCTTCTTAGTGTCTGTAATATCAATAACAGGAATTTAATAATGAGAGAATTAGGAATGACATTAATCGGTTGTTTAGTAATAGCAACCTTCTTTACACTTAAAGTTTACCCAAACTTACAATATAGTGGTGCAAGTAGTAATACTTCATGCACTGGTCAATGTTATGTTGACTATGTTGCTTTGAACGGAACACCTGCTGAAATAGAACAGAGAAAGAAAGCACTTGCAAACTTAGATGAGTTCAGTGATATCAGAAGTTTATGGGCAGGTTGTGCCGCATGTCATGGTGCAGAAGGTCAAGGTATGGCAGTCTTCCCAAAACTTGCTGGTCAATCACAAGATTACATTGTAAGTAGACTCAATGCATATAAGAATAGAGAAACAGTCGGTAATATGTCTTCTACTATGTGGGCTCAAGCAGGAATGTTGAGTGATGCAGATATCAATATGATTGGTAAATTCATAGAGGTGGAGTTAAAGTAATGTTTATCCCTTGGTTCACAAAACCCGAAACAGAGAAGAAAGTATTGCAAATTGTAAACCTTTCTCCTGATATATCTATTTTAGATAAGATAGAAGAAGTACACCCAATGAAACAAATTGCAGTGATGTCAGTCGTGCAAGTCCTCGTTTTCGGTTTTATGTTGTTGTCTTTCTGGACAATAAATCAATTCGTATGAAACACTATATACTATACACAGCAATGAGTTTATGTATGTTTTACTTATCAATAGGTGAAATAGAAAGAATGAGTCGTGCTGCCGGAGAGTTTGTACTCACCAAGAGTAGAGTTAAAGATATCCTTTCCTAATAGGTTCCCTAACCGGCAACATATTCATTTTATCATAGATTCCTCCTTTGTCTAGCGGTTTTTTGATAAAAATTAAAATAAAATAAATATAAAAACCACCTTACAGGACAAAGGATAAAGTGTATAATGTATACATGACTACTAAAAAAGACCCTAAAAAGGCAGAACACTATGTTAACAACAAAGAGTTTACTGCTGCTGTTGCTGAGTATTCCGCAGGTATAAAGGAAGCAAAAGCAAACGACACTGAACTCCCAAAAATGTCTGAATACATTGGTGAATGTATCTACAAAATTGCTACTCGATTATCGACTAGACCCAATTTTATCAACTACACCTACAGAGACGAAATGATATGTGATGCAATTGAAAATTGTATTCAGTATATTGGTAATTTCAATGTAGAAAAATCAAGTAATGCATTTGCGTATATCACTCAGATATGCTACTATGCTTTCCTTAGAAGAATTCAAAAAGAAAAGAAACAAGTCTATATCAAACAGACGGTAACCAACGAAAGTGGTATTACCATGGATTCTTTTGAAACAATTGATGGTCAACATGACCCAAGTTTATCAAACACGAATGTAGAATGGATGCAAGAAAATATGAATCGTGTTGAATATAATCCACGCAAGTCTAAAAGAAAGACTGCAGTTAAAAAGAAAAACTTAGAAAACTTTACTGAATGAAAATAGCATTACTGAATGACACTCATGCAGGTGTCCGAGGTGATATGGAAGCAATGGCCAAATATCAAGGTCGTTTTTATGAAGAAATATTCTTCCCATATCTAAAAGAACATAACATAGACCACATTATTCACTTAGGTGATTACTTTGATAGAAGAAAGTATGTGAACTTTGCAACTCTAAAAGCAAACAGAGAACACTTTATTGAACCTTTAATAAAGAATGATATATCTATGGACTTAATCATAGGTAATCATGACACTTATTATAAGTCAACAAATGATGTCAATGCACCACAACTATTACTATTCAATGAGGCAAACATAAATGTGATTACAGAACCTTGTGTTAACGAATACGATGGTTTTAATATTGCAATGGTGCCTTGGATTAATCCTGAAAACTATGCTGACACTGTAGACTTTTTAAGAACTGCAGAAGCAAGTTGGTGTATGGGTCATTTTGAATTTGAAGGTGCCTTGATGATGCCAGGTATGACATGTCAACATGGATTTGACCACTCTTATGTGAAGAGATTTGAAAAGGTTTTATCTGGTCATTTTCATCAGAAATCAGAGTTTGCAAATATCAGATATCTAGGAAGTCAGATGCAATTTACTTGGTCAGATTATGGAGACCAAAAGTATTTTCATATATTCGATACTGATACACAAGAACTAACACCAGTTCTAAATCCATTAACACTATTTGAA